CAATATCTTAAGTTAACCAAAGTCTCTTGGATCTAAGTTCTCTGTAATTAATGCAGATTTAAAAAATACACTGCCATCATATCCCTTTGCGTATCTATATAGCAAACGGCTCATGTTACAGTATGCAGTAGCATTTGACCAAGATAATTTTGCCTGTTCTATATCAGAAAGACGTAAGTCTGTAAATTGAATCTTTTCTGATTCAGTAAAAAAATGAGAATCAGGCATTGTTGTTTGGAACTGTTGGCTGATTTGGTGGATTGCTCACAGCGACGGATGGAGACTGTGCTTGTGCGTTAACAGCTGGCTTGGGCTCAGGCTCAGTGTCATCTTCATATCCATTATTGTTTTGATCTGCCCACTTTTCTGACATATAATACCATATGCCACCAGTGATTATCAAAGCATAAAAAGCAATAGCATACCAATTTACTTTTGCTATTGTAACTTCTGCGCCTTTTGGGAGAATAGCGACTGTCTCATTCTCTACTTTAACATGTGTTGGATCAGGCATACTGAGGTATGTGTTTGGGGGAAGTATGATTGGGGTATTTTTTGGAACGTTAATAGATATAGTGCTTGGAACTGGCAATGTTTTTCCATCTGGACCAACAGAGGAAACAGGAATTTTGACAGAATCAACCGGCACTTCTATCTTAACGGATTCTTCCAATATAGCATTAATAACTAGATCATTGTCTGTTTTTACAAATGAACCTTTTGGTAAAGTAACTTTTGTATCATTTGCAATTGTGATAGGAGTCTCTTTGTTTAATACATTTGGCTCTGGCTTGTAAAGAGCTGGAGCTATCATGTCTGTGCTGTTTGTTTTGCAAGCAGCAAGCATGAAGAGTGCCGATACGGAAATTATGCGTATAATATTTTTCATTTTTGTTCCTTTCAGCTCTTGGTGCTTGCGGCTGCTGATCCGAAGTAGAAGCCGACGATTGATAGCAAGATTTGTCTATTTTCTTGTGTGAAAAGATATCCAGTCACGTAGTGAAATAGTGTTTCTTTTGTCTCTGGGATGAGTCCAAAAAGAGCCTCTGGATGTGTCTGGGTAACTTCAACAACGGTTGGAATGCCAAAGAATGGAAGAACAAATGGAGCTACAATTGTACCAAAAAGAACCGCTAAAACTATCACTTGACGAACTGTTTTTCCAGCGTCAAGAGGCACTCTTTGTACTGCATCATTTTGATTTTGATTAGTTCTTTGATTGGCTTCTATAAGGCGCTTGAAATTTTCTTCCTCAGCCTTACGCTTTTCTGCCATAAATCTAAATATAAAGCCAACGGCGCTTCCGCCAACCATTGATAGTAGTTCAGGTGTAAACATTTAGCTCTCCATTCCTGTTGTCATGGGTAATCCTTTTAAAAAATAGTAGCCCCCACTACTTGCAGTATCATAATTGCATTACAATTCCAAGCTTTAACTTCCTTTATAGGGACCAGGAGCAAGATGTTGCATTTTTATACCATGATTGATATGAGGCTTTTTTAGTTGAGCCTATAGCATTATTGAACTTTTTCTTAAATAGACGCTCTTCTGCCTCAATTGCTTTTTGCTCTGCCTCAAGTTTCGCAATTTCCATAAGTATGCGAATTCTAAATTCAGATCTTGCGTTGCCGTGCATGACTTCTTGAATGTCATTCAGTCTAAGTTTAGAGATTTGATCAGCAATCATTATTTTACGCTGAAGTATATCGTATAGCTTTTCATCTTCTTCAACTGGCAAAACCATATAGTAAACATTGCTGGGAGCAACACTGTTTATTCTATAGAATCTACCCTTAGCTTGGGTGTCTAAAACTGGAGTCTGTGGCAAATCGTTAAATATAACGACATTTGCTGAATTCTCCATGCTCAAGCCAGTTCCTCCAGCATTAAAAGATATTACCATAGCTGCATATGGAGACTTTTCTTCGTTTTTCATGAACATATCAACATGCTGTAGACGGCTCCATGGATCTTGTCCACCATACAAAAAGTATGCTTTTTTATTAAAGAATGGGGAAGTGGGCTGGAACTCTTTTAGTCCTTTTTCAATCCCATGCTTAATCATATTTCCAGCATCTATGTTGTCTGTGAATATTCCGACTCTTTGTCCTTGTCTTAGATTTTCTAATGCAAACTGTATTGTGGCTGGAGCTTTTGCCTTTGCAAGAGATCTCCTATTAATGCCATACATAACAAGTGCAGCATTTCTTCCCTCTAAGGTGCCCCTCATTTTTGCTTGCTCTATTTCGTCAGATCGATGCTGCATAAAATAATCGATAAGCTCTGGATTATGCGTCTCTTTTGTATGAGATATTTGTGGAGGAAGAGGCTCTCTACTTGGATCTTGTGCAACTATATCATTCTTAGATCTTTGCAGATATATTTTAGACTGCACTAAAACATCTCTGATTGCAGTACCAGTAGAAATTTCTTTTTCATCACGACTTGAAGAAAGCGTATTCGATATTTCACTAACAAAGTCTCCATAGTTCATGTCACCAAGCGGACTGTTAATTGCTCTTAATTGGTTATACAGATCTTGTTCTTTGTTTGCGACAATGGTGGCGGATGCACCCCAAACATTATTTGCTCCATTTGTGACAATTTGAGTATTAAATGTTGTAAAGTTGGCATCATGCTCATCGTCATAGTTCTCTGCTCGATCATCCGGGTTTCCATTTTTTACCGTATGAACTTCGTCAAGAATAACAACATTCAAAACTCCAAGCTTAGACAATGCAGAGAAGTAAGCAGTGAGAATATTTCTCTTGCCGTCTTCTCCCCAATTTAATCCACCAGATCTAGATCCCTTGATTCGCTCTAATAAATCTCTTTCTTTTTCCAGTTCATAGCGAACATCTTCTGGAAGATCTTCACTACTAAGTCTATATAAAATATCATCTAATTCACTAGTGCGTTGAAGTCTAAGTTCTTGTCTCGCTATAAATTTGTTGATAGAGTCTTGCTTGTCGCTCTTTGCATTCAATATATATTCTTGAGCTTTTTCAATTAAAGCCTGAATGCTGCTTGCGCTTTTTGCAAAATTCAAAGCAACTTGCAATACATTAAACGCTGTAGCCCTAGCTAAAGAGTCAATATGATTTGATATTTCTTTTTGGTCGTACCAAGAAGAATCTTTAGAATTCAGATACAGACTAGGAGAATCAATTTTTATGTTTTTCTGAATATAGATATTAGCTGCATTTCGTATGGCATTGATATACTCTTGAGACTTTTTGTTTTTAATCGAACTTGTCGCTTTTTGCACTTCCTCAAATATTGGAGCTGCAAACTGTGGAACATAGGCATGCGCCTTGTTCATGATAGCAAGATATGCATCTAGTATTCCCTGTTTTCTACCAATAACATTACGTATAATATTTGGCCTTGGTGGTATGGCAAATTTTTCATAATTAAGTATGCACCATTTCCATTTTGGAACTGATATTCTAGGATTGCCCTGAGCATCAAGTATCTTTGTTGGATGGTCATATTTCATGAGATCATCAAACAACTCATCACCAGTCCATATATCAGACTCTGGTATTCCGGTAAAATAAGATATGTCTTTTTTGAATTGCGGAACGACAGAAGACTTGGTGAGAACAACAGCCTTCATATCTTTATTGATTTTGCTGCTATCGGCTTTAAGACGCAAATTTCCCGCAACAATAGCCTGCATTGTCTTACCGACTCCGGTATCATCTCCCAAGATTGCATGAGTGCGAGAATATAAGAACTTGATGCCATCAACCTGCATGGGATATGGCTTCAATTTTGATGTGTCTGCATCAGGATTTTTTGCCAGCTGCTTGGATTTTAATCCATTTCCGGCAACCAATTCAACTTCTTTTATGAAATCTTCTTCAGACTTGTAACCGTCTCCATCTATGATGCCTTCAAATCTTGCGAGTTTTGGATCTACATTTTTTTTCTTTTTGGGGTCATAGAACTTTCCAGCGCTGAAGTCTGCAATTACCAGTGAAGCTAGTTGTGAATTATCTACTTTTCTAGTATTGCATAAATCTGCGAATCTTTGAAAATCGCTTGGGTCGCCACGAACAAACCACCCATTCGATGTGGCTTGTATGTCTGTTCCACCACGAACTTTGCAAAGTCGTTTTCTTGGGACCAAGTTGCCAGCTTCATCAGTTATTTCTTTTGTGTATTTTAAGTCATCAGTCATGCCAACGAATGCAAAAGTAATGCACTCTACTACTTCTGATTGTCTTTTTATATCTTTTTTAAGTATATTAGGAGCTTTAATTTCATACATCCAATTGCCACGAGTTTCTTCTTGAACAGATCTAGCAACTATTTCTACATGAGTAGATAAATTAATCTTTTCCTTAAGAGCAAATAGATGACTTGTTGCGTCAGGGTCTGCAGTACTTATGTCCCAAGATCTAGACTTGAGAATATCAAGTAAGCTTTTGTATTGCTCTTTTGTAATAGATGATATTATATTTTGTGTTTGACCGTTATTTAATTTTGTCTCAAAAAGAACACCAAGATTAGCAAATATTGATATCAATTCTCTATTAAAATTAGAATCTTTTGGTGATACAATAAGCTGCTTCCAGTTTTTACTGTCGCTCTTGTCTAGAAATTCAAAAGTTAAAAATTGCTTTATCTCTTTAGTAATTTTGGAGCTATCCTGAGTGTCTAAAACTGGAGTTATGACTCTTTGCTTCTTTTTAGGCGCTTGTTTAACTACTGGCGCCACTTCCTCTGGCCGCTGAGATGGTGTATCTGCTAATGCAGATGCGAATTCATCGTTTGTCTTTTTATTAACAAAATCAATTGCGTGTTTCTTTACAATGTTAAAATCTGCCGTCTTTAGGGATGCTGGCAGACTGCTCAGTACTGCAAGATCCTTCAAAGACAGCTCAGACATACTATTTTTTGAGGCTATGTTCTTTAATCTATCAAATTTGACCGCATCTACACCTGCAGCGGCTAGCTCATCTGGATTTTTATTTAATATCTGTCTAACATAGGATATGATATTATTTTCATTCTGCGCTAATTTGATTATGCTAAAAAGATTCACAAGGTATCTCCTGTATGTAATAGTATAAATAAATACTTATAATTTTTACTCTTACCTTTGGAGCTATCGACATGGCATTCATTAAAACAAGTGCTACTACAGGAAAATCTACAGTTGTTTTGAGCGATCAAGAATGGGTCGCTCAAGGAATATTCAATGGATGGTTTCATAAAAATGAAATCTCAGAAATAGAGTCATTTGCTAAAAAATTAGCTAATGACAGTAGAATCAAGTCAAGCCTTATGACAAAAATGGCACAGTATATTGATGATTATGCCCAAGCAGAGCAAATGATGGCTGCGCAGCAAGCAGCTGCAGCTGGGAAAAGAGTAAGAACACCAGCCCAGATAGCGGCTTTTCAAAGAATGCAAGCGGCAAATGCAGCAAGAAGAGCTCGAGAAACTCCTGCTCCGTCTACAGGTCAGATTGCTGGACCTTCATTCGCAGCTCAAATAAAAGATCCAAGAACTGGAAGAATGGTTATGCAGACACCAGAGCAAATGATGTCTAGCATGCAAAGAAATAGATTTGGTGATGCAGCAAGAGCAAACTATCAAAGAATGCAAAGCATGAACCCAGCGCAAAGAGAAATATTTATGAATCAACTGGCGCAAACCCCTCAGGGAAGACAAACTTTGACGCAAATAGCTAAATTTGAACAAACAGCCGCTCCAGGAATGGACCGATTTGTTCAAAGAATAGATCCAAGAACTGGAAAACCAATATCTCAAATAGCAGGTTTTGGACAAGATGCAGCCACCAAAGCAAGAGCACTGAGGAGTCAAGTAAAAGGAGTCCCTGGGCAGTTGGCAAAGGCAGCTCCACAGACAGCTCAAAATATAAGAACGGTAGGAAGAGGAGTTGCCTCTGGAGCTCGCGGAGTTGCTGGTGTGGCAAAAGGAGTCGGAGGTATGGCAATGCAAGGACTAAGTGCTGGACCAAATATTCCGTTCTTGCCAGGAGTTGGATTGGGAGGAGCGCTATTGGGCGCAGGTGGAGCGTACCTAGGAGCAAAGGCATACCAATATTTCCGTGATGGTAATATAAGAAATATGGTAATTAATCCTGACTTTGTAAAAGATCCAAATAAAGTTAAGTCAGCCCTCATAGGAGCTCAGCAAATGGGTCAGCTCAACTCAATGAAGGGTGTTACAAATTCTATAGATGATGCAGTGGATCGACTGAATGCAACTGTTGTTGCTGCAATTAACCAACTGGGTAATACACCAGAAGCTCAGCAACTGATGAATGCTGCTCGAGCCACTCAACAGCAAGGAGCCGCTCAATGAAAAAGGTTAGACTATCAAAAGAGGCATGGGAGCAAGCTGCAATAAAGAGAGGCTATTTTAAAGATGCCTCTAGTGAAGATCGCTTGAATAAAGAAGCATTTGCTCCGCTTGTAACTGGACTTGTTGGCGGAGTGCTCGGAGCTGCTGGCAACTGGATTTATGATAAATATAAAGCCGGAGACTGGAAAGAAAGACTTTTGGGATATGGTATACCTCAAGAAAAATTAGAAAAGCTCAAGCAAGATGTAACAAAAATTGATGCACTGTATCAGACGTTTAGTGGCTTATCTCCTAATCTCGCAACTGCTTTTAGAGAATTTAAAGAGCAAGTTCAAGATTCAATTAACAGAGCTGAAGCAGAAAATAATGCGGCAGGTAAAGGTAGTGTTGCTGCTGGATCTAAGGCATTGTCAGATCAGCAGAAAAAACAAGAAGAAGAAAAGGCCAAGCAGCAAGCTGGGAAGGCTCAACAGCCTCAGCAAGCACAACAGGCTCAGCAGCCTCAGCAAGCGCCAGCAGCACCAGCTGAGAAGCCAGAGTATGCTCCAGTGCAGAACACGGCTTAATCACTTCATATATCTTATTAAAAGCGCCAGTAAAGCTGGCGCTTTTAATTTGCGAGTTAAGAATATAGGTATATGCAAATTCGATAAGTAAATATAATCATGCATTATTTTCCACCACCAATTACAACATGGTACAAGTGCGCTCAACAAGTTGGGCAATACTTTCCATATAAAACAATCGCAAACGATACTTTATCTAGTATAGCAAAGAAATATCTAAACGATGTAAACAAATGGAAGGACCTGCAAACTTTAAATTCCATAAAAGATCCAAACAAACTTGAAGTTGCACAAATTATAAATATACCAATCAACGCTGAAAACTATAATCTTTTTAACACGCTTGCATCGCCACAGGTTGCAAAAAAAGAAGAAGAAAAAAAGCCAGATACAAATATAAGTGACCCATGGGGAGCATTGAAAACAGAGATAGCAAAGTCAGAGGGAAATTATGGAGCATATAATAGGGGCAAGTCAGGAGATACTCCAAGGCCAACAATTGATATTACGAAGCTAACTGTTGGACAGATTATGGAGATGCAGCGTAAGAAAGGAAGCGATGGCAAGAGATTGTTATTCGCTGTTGGAAAATATCAGATGATTCCAGGAACGCTGGCAGAATCCGTTGCAGATTCTAGAGTAGGAGTAAGTGCCGCAGATCTTTTTGATGCGACTACACAAGAAAAGCTGTTCATGCATCTTATGTACAAGAGACAGCACTTAATGGATTATATTAATGGCAAGAGTAATGACATCAATGCGGCCATAAATGATTTGGCAGCTGAGTTTGCGTCTCTGCCAATGACATCAGGCAAGGGTAGATACGATAAGGACAGCGCTGGAAATAAAGCAAGTGGGGGGCTAGGTAGAGTTGAGAAAATTAAATCAATATTAATGTCAATAAGAGATAAAAAGTAATTAAAAAATAAAGCAAACTTACAATGATTAAAAAAAAATGGAAACCTTTACACTTATTTTTATACCACAAAAATGATGATGTAACAAGAGCAAATTATGAGCAGCTTGCCTTAATAGAAGGCGACGAAAATGTTCAGCCTATTTCTGACTCTCAATCATATTTGCCAAATACATTTAGAGCCGATTTGCAAAAGTGGCCTTTTCCTCACTGGGACAGCTATTGGATGTGCGATGGATTAATATATAAATATCTGTTATACAATAAAGAAAGAGCCTTAAGTAGCTCATATGTATCTATAATTGAATATGATACATGGTGGCAATATTCTTCTAAAGAATGGATGCAAAAAGCAATGGAAGATCACGATATAATTGGATCTAATTTTCTTTCATTTGGAAAAAATCAATGGGAATTTTTTGAAAAACATAAGCATTTACATTTTGCAAATCAACTGCGTGGTCTCGTGCCATTTTCTGCTATATGCATAAAACCAGAAACATCAATCGCAATAGCAGAAAGGGTTCAGGCTGATCCAGATTTTCATAGTTTGTACAATAATGAAATGAGAATAGCAACAGCTGCAAATATCATAAAATCTAAAATAGGGTTATTGCCATTAAATATATCAAAAAATGTACAATGGCACGGATGTTTATTTACAGATGAAAAAAGCATATATCATCCTGTAAAAACTGTTATAAGAAAGCCAACTTTATTTACAAAAAGAAAAAAATCTTCTATATCAAATAAAGAATTTGGTATAATTACTTGTGCATTTTATGATAATGAAGAATATGCAAAATCTTCAGTAGAAAGATTGAAAAACTCTGTCAACAGATTCGGATACGAATTGATAGTTGCTACTGGAAAAAGCTGCAAGTCGCTGCAAGATATAAAGGTAAAAAAATTAAGGCTAACACTAGAAGATATGGATCAGGAATGGATAATGTGGGTTGATGCTACCGATACTTACTGCGTAAAAGATCCTATACAAAGTATAGATTTAGTTAAAAAATGCGGAAAAGAAATATTAATAAGTGCAGAGAGAAATTGTTGGCCAGAAAATAATTTAGCTCATCACTTCTTGCCTTCACCATATGAGAATGATGAATTTCCATATTATAGATTTTTAAATTCTGGGGTATTTGTCGGATTAAGAAAAAATATAATTAAACATCTTAAAATACTCGAATCAATGATGGAAAAAGACAGTTCACTTGAAGAGCCATGGATGACAGATCAGGCATTGTGGACAAGAATATTTATACAACAAAAAGAACTTGGAGCTTCTATAAAACTAGATTTAGAATGCAATTTAAGTATATCTACAATCGATGTAGATGAAAAATTGTTTACAAAATATACAAACCAAGAGATTGATTGTGTACAAATATCGCCAACAAAAGGATGTCCAATTATATTGCATTTTAATGGAAATGATAAGCACAACACTAAAAAAATAAATTACCTAATTGAACTAGCAAAAAATAATAACAAAAAAACTTATGATCATAGTGTACAAGTAAGGCAAAAAATAATAACAAAAAAATCAACCGCAAACCATAGTAAAGTAAAAGATTTCGCAATAAAGCTTTCTAATAAGATGCACCCAACTCAGCGTGTTACGTTAAACGTAGAAGGTTCAGGTAAAGCGCATGTCCCTGGACATCTAGACATGACATGGAGGCCTGTGGGAAAGAACAGAATGAGCCTTTTTCATACAAAGAATAAAAGTAAAATTGGAGAAATAATAAAGAACCCAACAACGGGAGAGTATCTCGTTGTTCTTGATGTATTTGGGAAAACAAGTAGTACAGCATGGATAGGTAAAGAAATATGATAAAGATAGCTACAGAAAACTTTAATGCACAAGTACACCCACCTGTGCTATTGCATTACGAAAACGACATGCCTGAGGGAGATGACGAATATGTTGACGAATCTTTCCTGGAAGGTGATGTTCATTCCATGATCGATATGATTAAAAAATACATCCATATATTTTCTAATCCTCAAAGCTTAAAGATAAAGAACAACGGACGCATATGTGGCGACTGCAAGCAAACACAAGGTAAAAAACACATTTTTATAATAAAACATCTCGATAAGCCAGCACATGATCATGTAATGAAAGGCGTGTTACTATGAGTCCATCTAACAATTTTGTATTACCATTAGAAGTCAAATACCAAGCAAAGCTTCTTGCTGAGCAGGCAAATGAGCCAGTAGGAGTATGGGCTGCAAAGTCTGGCTATGGAGACCAGTACGGATATGTGTATATTGCTAAATCGAAAACAGATACTTCAAGAGACAGATTTGATACTGAAGGATACGACGACACAAAAGGATTGCATGATCCTATTCAGTGGGTTGATCAACCAGACCTGGTCCTATCTGACAAATTTACAAAGCAAAAATACAAAAAGAATTTGCCACATATCGACCAAGTAAATTTTATAAGACAAGAGGCTCCAAAAATGTTAATTGCAAGTAATCAAATAAAAATGACAAAAGATCAATGGATAAAGATTGGACAAATGCAAAAATGGCTCGACGATGATAGCATGGAAAAATCCAGCCAATTAGGTACGGCTTTGCAGGTTCTGCAAATTGGGCTCATGGCAGCTCCTCTTATTACGAGTCTTATTGGAGGTGGAGATCAAGAAGAAGCTCATGAAATGGCTCAGGAAAATCCAGAACAATTCCAGCAAATGATGCAGCAGACTACTCAGCAGGCACAACAAAACGTACAAACTGTACAGCCTATTATAAAATTCATTCAAGATAAAGCAAGAGCACTAAACGCCCCATGCGCCAATAAGGCAGCCCCAACAGCATGCAAAAAACCTATTAATAATATGTCAGAATTTCAAAGCAAGATTATTGATATAAGCAACCGCATGAGAGATAATACCAAAATGAATGATCCCCAATATGTATGTCAATTATTAGATGAGGCAATGAATTTGGAAATTTGTTCACGTGAAGTATTAAAACAAGCTGTACAATTCGGATCAACAATGCAGCAAGGTGGAAGCACTCTTGGAATGACAAGTCTAAATATAGCATGATAAACAAAAAAAGCATATCTGAAGAGTTTTTAAGAAGTCAAGACCCAAGTTTGCTTGCTCCGTTATTTTCTGGGACAAACGCCGAGTACGCCGCAGTACTGATGCATAAATCTCTGGAACAAATGGATGTAAGTCCAGAGTTGCAAAGAGCTCTCGAAAATGCGGTTGCTGATGCAAGAAAAGTATTTCCAGGCTTTACTTTTGACAGAGTGCCATATTATTGGTTGATTAAGTCATCTAAAGCAAAGAATTCTGCCGTTCATATTCAAGACGAGTCTGGAAAAACAAAACCAATACTAATAATGCGTCAAATCAAAAGTGGAGATACTTTAATAGGATATGACTACATTGATCTAGAAACTGGGAAGCTTATATATGCCAGGTCACAAGAAGGCGTCGATGCCGTGACAAGTGGGCTTAAAAGATTGCGTACCGGCAAATTAGCAGAGCTTGAAAGCATAAATAGAAATACCAATCTTCTTATTGAGTCTAAAGAAAACTATCAGAGAAATGAAAAACTTGAAAAGTATCAAAGAGGAGATGTTTCCAACTTACTTCCAGCAGAGTCAATGCTAAAAAGATGTGAAAAAATATTAGAAGAAAGAATTAAAAGACTTGAATCAATAGTCGCATATTACAAGAATGAATCTGACAAAATTAAAGAATCTGGATCTCCAGAGATATTTAAAACTGTTCAAAATATAATTGATCAAGAGTTGAGCAAGCCTGGTTCTCAATTCATAAAAAATGAATCTGATGCAATCAAAGCATTGGTAATGAGATACATGGGTAAACTATCAGAATTTGAAGCTAAGTCAAAAACGAATGCTTTTGACAATATATTGCCATCGCCTGATGGCACAAAACAAAGACACAATATAAAACAAATAGTTGCTGTTGCTCATAGTATTTTAAAAGCTATAGATGAAGAAGCTGCCAGGAAGCGTGAGAAGAGAATGCAGTACACTCAAGAGCGCAAGGAAAAGATTGAAGCTCCTCAAGAATTTCCTGACACTCAGTCTCATCCGATGTTTGAGGTATTCCCCGCATTGAGTGAAGAAAGCTTTAAAGAAATATTGCCTGGCAATATAAAAGGATTCAGAGATGAAGTATCTTGGATGAAAGAAAAATTTGCAGTAGCGATTAACGAAGAAGAGCACAAACTTAATGCGATGAGAAAAATGAAAGACGCAGCTCAAAGAGTTCTAAAAATATTTTCTCTTAAAAGAGAAACAAAAAGTCTTTCTGTTATTAATTTTAACAATACTGACATGCATGCATTGACCGATGGGCTTGCTGGATGCATGACTCTTATCAATTCTTATAAGCAAAACGTTCTTGTTATTGATAGAAAAACAAAAGAAAGAAGATTTAATAAAAATATGTTACACTCCGTTTTTGGTGATGCTGCGCTTGACTATTTTACAGCAAGGTATATTGCAGTAATTATAACATATATACAGATGGTGTTCGCTAAATATTCGAAAGCATAACTATGGCACTTTGGTATAAAATAGCTCAAGCAAAAGGTGGAGTAGCCCCACCACCACCCCCGCCGCCGCCGCCACCACCCCCGCCTATGGGAGGAGGTGGTCCGCCCCCACCTGGGGGCGCTCCTGCAGGGCCATCTGAGCAACGAGTCGGGACGTTATCTGGTGTGCACGAAGAAGATATAAATGATGATAAAAATGATGATAGAAAGCGTTTGAGAAAACTTAATAAAGCTTTTAAAAATGCCTTAAACGGCGGACATAGTATGGAGGACGCTGCTGCAATGGCAATTATGGCAAACGGGTCTTCTGTTGCGCCACATCAACTTGACATTGCAGAGACATTTGATCCAGACTTCCCAGATCAAGATCCGCCATTTATTCGGAAAATAATGGGGCTTGACTTAGGGACTATTTCAGGGAAACCAGATGGAGGGTCAGCTCCTCCCGGCGGCTTACCTCCAGCATAACCATGCAAACTTATCCATTTGAATTACCAAAGTTGCAATATGATTATGATGCTTTAGAGCCATTTGTCTCTACAGAGACAATGAAAACTCATCATCTTAAACATCACAAATCTTATGTAGACAAGTTGAACGAGCTTGTTGAGGGAGATGATTTTCTTAAAGAGCTTCCGTTAGATCAACTTGTATCTAAAGAAACGCTAAGCAAAGTAGACGAGGAAACAGCAGAAAAAATCAGGAACTTTGGTGGTGGCCACTATAACCACACTGTGTATTTTGAGTTTCTTTCATCAAAACCAAAAAAACCAGGAAAAATGCTTGCTAAATTGATCAATGATCAATTTGGAGATTTTAAGACTTTTGAAAAAGAATTTAAAGATAAAGCAGAAAATCACTTTGGATCTGGATGGTGCTGGCTTGTTTTAAGCAAGCATGGCTTAATAATTAAGACAACAAAAAATCAAGATACTCCAACTAACTTTGAGATTTGCACACCTGTGATGGGTATTGATCTTTGGGAGCATGCATACTATCTTGATCATAAAAATCGCAAAAAAGATTATATATCAAAAATATGGCAGAAGATAAATTGGAAAGAACTTGATAATAAAGTTCTGGAGGCAGAAAATGTCAAATAATGATGATAGTAACAATTGGTACTTACGTTCACTCATGAACATAGCTGACGACTTTGGTCAGGCCAGAATGAATAAATCTGCTTCTGTAAAAAAAGCAATTGCAGAATCATTTGATATAAATATATCAGGCGATCAGGCAAAAAACATTATAACTCTTATGTCTCAAAACTACAAGGGGAAAGATCGTGTCAGCTACATGACAACGCGACTAGTCGATATTATCCAGCAGGATGAAATTGAGTGTAAAAAAATTGCTTCTTTCCTTTCAAACTTCAAAAGATAGATTACAGCTTGATGAACATCAAACTTCGTTGAGCTATCAGGTAGAACCTGTAGTCAACATTTTGCGCTATTTCTCTTCCAAATAAAGCGCATGCACTTGATAAGTTTACGTTAGTGGCTGGATTCCAAAGCACTGGATTGTACAGCCTCAGAGCATAGGTAGATGGGGTGGAAGTAATATCAAAGTTATCAAAATTTGCTTTATGGTAAGCATATGATATTTTACTGAATCCATTAATTAGGTCTGATACTGACGAGTAAGCATAGCCATATCCCTCAAAGTCTCTTATTTTTTGAATTTCTTCACTAATATTCATGCTCAATCCATCGTCGCATGATAATATAAATTTAAAATCAACAAAAGCATTAGGGTGGCGAATACCCTTTGGACTTCCATAAGATTTAATAAGACCGGAAATACGCCTATCAAATGGGCCTCCACCACTAGTTGGAGATGGATCAAGATAATATAATGACTCATCAAGACTGAGCGATGCTGATGTTACTCCATTTTGCACAAAATAATATCTTATGGTTCCATAGCTTCTTTCCCAATATCCAACTACTTCATCATTTCCATCATCAACTTGATCAAAATACTTACTTTTTATAGCAATCTTAAATTCAAAATCGTCTCTTGTAAAGTGTATGCGTGCTCCTGAATGCTTGTCAAAGTCTGCAATAAATTTTGACCGCTCAGAGCTAACGTCTACTGATGAAGAGACGTTTGGAAAACTCATGTCTTGATATATCAAAGAAGCTGATTTGCCTTTTTGTACAAATCTAGAAAGCTCTCCTCTTCTACAATTTATGTCTACATCTGTTTTTGATATTTGAATACCTGTAGAATATCCATTGCCGTCACAAACATGAAGTTTATTATCTGTTACTCCATTATTTGAACCTCCTATATTGACAATTGAACGATGTATATCAGACATCTTTTGATCTTGCAAATTACTCATTATATTGCCACCACTTCTTCAATAACATCTGAATATATAATTAAATATTGAGAATAGTTGCATAAAAATTCATCTGATGCTGGGATACTGAATATAGTCCAATTAGTGTAATTTTCATTCATTAAAAATCTAACGTTCAATATAGTTTGACTATCAGGACAGTTAACTTTATAGCTAAAATTAATCTGTGTGCTGTTTTTTTCGTTTGGATTTGTTGTTTCATAAGATGGCATTGAACTAAGGTCTATCGTTAAATAAAATGTTTTAGATTCAGTTGAGATACTAGACCTATTTATGATTATATTGTTTATAAAATCACTATCTAAAATGTAAGATTCTGTAGAGTCTTCAATTAGTAGAGATTCTGCTTGAACGACACTTGAAGACAGCACTGGATCAGTAAGTGAACAGTTTTCTACATATATTGCAGCCCCAGTTGTGGTAAGTTCAATGTTAGTTTCATTACCTAAGCCATCATTGACGTTACTTGATCCTAACATTGTTGAATGAAGACCGTTATTGTTATTGTTGAGATATAAAAGATCTTTATAGGAGCCGCCAGGAGCTGCCTTTGAAAGTGGAACTGCAGCTTTGATGGCCTCACCTTTTCTGTAATCATTAGGGTACAAGTTCCAAGTAGATTGACAAAGTAACTTTAATGAGCCTAAGGGCGGCTCGCCTATGGAAAAGCCAAAAACATTCTCACCTATTAATGATACATAATATGCAATAGAATCTGTTAAATCATTCCTTAACATTTGTACGCGCAGTAAATCAAAACCACGTGAAGTCGGATGAAAATTATTTACGCCTACAATATCATATCCGTCTGGAGACGTAAAATCAAAGCGAACCTTATTTGCATCAGTGTATAAAAATACATCAGTACAAGAATACACTGAATAAGGTCCAACTGCACTTATTGGATCTTTGCATACAGGAGCCCTTAATTCAAGCGTTATTCTTCTACAATTGTTAACAGCCCCATCGGGATTGCATGGGACTACAAATCCTGGATCTGGTACTGAATAAAACATGGGCATAAAAAATTGAGCCCCAGGGTTGCCAACATATAAACTATTTGTTGAGGAGTACTCGATGCGATTTATTTTATACCCACCAGAAAAATTGTTGTAAAACATAGATCCAATGCTGCCGCCATTAAAATCGATGTCTACAGAATGTAGTGACGCCTTAATCGTGCTATTCTGACCTGATCCATCAGTGATAGGAGACATGTCAGAAGTTAAGCCTTCATAGGATGAGCCTATTGTTAACAAGTCCCTATAAGACTCTGTTGGAGTTTTTCCATATAAACCACTCATGCTTTAAATTCTGATCCAGTAAATAATATATTATCTATATCATTAAATCTTATAAAATTTTCCGATGGGTTATATACTCCAGAATATCCGCAATATAGTATTGTTTTCCATTCGTGACTTATCAGATCGTCATTAGGAGCGCAGGTAAGAACCTTTTTTAAAACTGCAAATTGTTGAGGTATAGAAGTACAGGCTACTTTTGCTTCTGGTTTAATTTTTACACGTGCAAACGCTTTTTTTACTTGTGGTTGTTCCAGTTGAAGCTTGATGAAGCCTTTTTTCTTCATTTCTTTCTGAACTTCTTTAAAAAAGTCATTTACGTTAGTTGCTGGAGACGAAAGCTGTACGAAATAGACCTTATCCTTATCTCTAGATATAGGCCTACCAAGAGCATCTTTCATTATTTTTACATTTTGTGGTGGTTCTTTGTTGTCCATATGGATATTTACTAGATGTACTTTTGCTAACCTTTGGAGGTATTATGAATTCATCGACCAGTAATCTTGAACGTAAAGTCTTAGATCATGGCCTTGTAAGGCTTGTAGACTGTATGCCAGCCGTAGACGGCTCTAAATGCGCATTTGAGTCTGCCATAGTCCAGATGGCTCGAGTAAGCTATGGAAGCGGAACTAAATCATTCCGTGAGGATATGGGGCTTGTAAAATATCTATTAGAAAATGATCATACAAGTCCCTTTGAGGGGGTCACGATAAAATTTCATATAAAGATGCCAATCTTCGTTGCTCGTCAATGGGTTCGCCATCGGACTGCAAGCATTAACGAGTACTCTGCCAGATATTCTGTCATTGAAGACCAGTTTTACGTGCCAGAACCCAGTCGTCTAACTGGACAAAGTGCAACTAACAAACAGGGATCTTCTGATGAGCAAATACCAGAGGCTGATTTAGTTTCTTCACTCATAAGTGAACACTCAAAAGTTTCGTATGACTTGTATGAAAAATTATTAGAAAAAGGATTATCCAGAGAACTGGCAAGAATGGTCATCCCAGTAAACGTTTATACTGAAATGTACTGGGTAATGAATTTGCATAATTTACTTAAATTCTTAAGGCTAAGAATGGACAATCATGCCCAGTATGAAATCAGAGTTTTTGCAGATGCCATATACGAAATAATGCATGAAATTGCTCCAAACATTATGGAAACTTGGAAATCATCACAAATGGAAGCTGTCAAATTAACTTCTGAAGAGATAAGAGTTATAAGTAATTATATATCTGTAGATGAACAAATTCAGAAGCCAGAGGGGTGGAGCGCTAGGCGTTTTGATACATTTATGAATAAGCTAAAAGCACTAATATCTAAGTAGGATGTTTAAGAGATTTTGGCATAATAGCCATTGGAGGCAACTCGCACATGGTGAACAAAGATATTGATGAAAAAATGGTACTATTAAAAGATGCAGAAAAGATTGTAGATCAAATCTATAATGCTTGGGAAAATCCAACCAATGCAGTAAATGGTGACGCAGCAAGAATTTGGAACACCATTAAAAACTGGAATATGGACGTTGACAATAAGTTGATGAAGAAGGAAAATAAGGGATATTTTACATCTATGGTGGCAATGATGTTAAGTGTTGAAAAAGAAACTATAAAAATGTGCATTGCCAGCATTGGCAAATCACGCCGCAAAGGCTCCAAGTGGGATACGATAGTTTCAAAGTTTTCAAAGAACTCTTCCCTGATTTAAAGCAAGAAAAAGAAGTAATATTCTTTGGAGGCTTAGACAAATATAGCTTTGATGTCACTTATAAACTTTACAGGCTGAAAATTCAGCATGAGTTTGTAATGTGTGAAGATATAATGTCGTTGCAAGTTATTAATGTTCGTAATGTCAAAGGTTTTCATGAAATAATGAACTACTTAGACAGTTTTAGATACGTTTGGGATATATCTTAAGTATGATAGAACAGTTTTTGATTGCTACCGTGAGCGGCCTTGGGATGGCCACCATTATAGTAGAAAAAGGTGATGATTTCCCAGTAAAATTACTAAGAGATCCAGCAAGAGCATTAGTTAGATTTATTGCTGGAGAATCTTGGGCCTCCATTTTTGAATGCACAGTATGTATGTCTTTTTGGACAACACTTCTGTGTGAGCTATTTATGTATTTTATTATGCATAAAGGTTTCACTTGGCCGCTAAGTGGATTTGCTGCTTCTGGGATAACATTTTACACTATAGACTTTTTAAACACTCTTGATACAAGAAAGGCTACCGATGAAACAGGAAAAGAAGAAGAAACACAAGATTAAGCAAGATCCTGAGCTATGGAAAAAGTTAGATGCTATAAGATCATCTGATTCTAACTTTCAGAGCAATACTGAATACAAAAATGTTAGAGCACAACTTGCCGCCCTTAATTACCCAATTGTTTTGAAGCTTGCAGATCTCATGAACCATAAGTATTCAGAGACTGACAAAAACGATCTTCAGGGATTTGGTAGTCTTGGATTGTTAGACGCAATTGACAAATTTGATCCATATAAGGATATTCAGTTTGAAACATTCGCCACATATCGTATATTTGGTGCGATGTATGATGAAATGCGAAAGCTTGACTGGGTTCCAAGACTTACTAGACAGAGATACTCAAAGGTTGAAAAAATTAGAGAGAAGTTTATAACGACTAATGGAAGAGCTCCAACTCGTGATGAAATGATCAGTCTAGTCCCAGGAGACACTGAAATAGAAAAGGAGAAAGCTGTTGACGATAGTGTCATCAAACTGTCCTATTCAATTAATAAAATGTCATCACATGATGACGATGAAGACTTCTCTAGCATACACGCAGACAAGGGGTCAGGCCTATTTGAGGACCTGGAAAGAAAAGAATTTTTTGCCAATAAGATAGCTCCTGGATTAAGTGACTTAGAAATGAGATTTATATACCTTGTTTACTATGAAGGTCGTTCCCTAAAAGAAGCTGCTCAAATTCTGCAGGTTAAAGAAAGTAGAAGCTCATCATTGCACGAAGCTGCCATAAGAAAATTAAAGGAAGTTTTCAAGGATGATCCACAACTATTGGTGAGATGAGTATGGACCAGAGACTATGCCTTGTTCTGAATAAACACTGGAAGCCAGTGAGTTTTTGTTCAGCATACCATGGTATATCTAAAATGCTGAACGAAAGGGCCTTAATGCTTGAGGTCCCATCCTATCAGTTAATAAATGGAACTGACTGGATGTCTATGGTCTCTCCAGAAGATAACGGTGGAATATTAACAACGCGAGGCTATTTGCCAGCTCCAGAAATTATCGTTACAAAATTCTATGAAAAATTAATTTATAGAAATCCGGCTTGTAACAGGAAAAATTTGCTTAAAAGAGATGGTTTAAGATGTCAATATACTGGTGAAAAGTTGAAAAAAGAAAACGCAACTATTGACCATATGCTACCAAAATGCCGTGGAGGTAAAACGTCGTGGGATAATTGTGTAATTACCAGTTTTAATTTTAACAATAAAAAAGGCGCAAGAACGCCAGAGGAAATTCAGAAAAAACCTCTATGCAATCCAACAAGGCCAGTTTGGGGATTGATTGACTACATCCCAGAAAATTTTACCATACCAGAATCTTGGAAATATTTTGTTGGAGATAAAAGATAGGCTTTGATGTTCCTTTATTTTGCAAAAACTTCAAAGTACCTATATTTTAACTGTTTTGGTCGAAAAAATCAAACTTGATTCTTAAGGGATATTGTACCAGAAAGATGACAGTATGGGTAAACATTGTCCCATGAGGAAATAAAATTCGTTTGTTGTAATTTTCAGAATCATTTTAAGGAGTAAATCATGTCAAACATATCACATAATGTTAAGAATATAACCGTCGTTAATAGCGAAGCAGTTTTAAAAGAAAAAACCTACAATTACGAAGATGCACTCCAGTCTAGCACTGAGTACTTCAACGGCGACGAGTTGGCTGCAAAAGTTTTCGTTGATAAGTATGCGCTAAGAAACGAAAGCCAGCAGATGGTTGAAAAAAATCCAGACCAGATGCATCGTAGAATTGCAAAAGAATTTGCAAGAATTGAAAAGAAAAAATTCAAGACACCATTAACTGAAGATAAGATCTATGATATTATGAAGGGATTTTCTAGAATTGTTGCACAAGGCTCTCCGATGTATGGCATTGGAAACAAATACCAGTTTATATCATTGAGCAATTGCTATGTTGTGGCATCTCCACTAGATGCATACGGCTCAATTATGGAGGCAGATGAGAACCTTGTCCAGATTAGCAAGCGTCGCGGTGGAGTGGGAATTGACATCTCTCACCTACGTCCGTGTGGAGCTCCCACAAAGAATGCTGCTCGCACAAGTACTGGCGTTGTGTCATTTGCAGAGCGCTACTCTAATTCAATTAGAGAAGTTGGTCAGGCTGGTCGGCGCGGAGCACTGATGATTACCCTCAATGTTCACCACCCTGATATTATAGAGTTTGCAAAAGTAAAAAGAGATCTTTCAAAGGTTACTGGTGCAAATATTTCCATTCGTTTGTCTGACGAGTTTTTGAAAGCAGTAGATGCGAACGAAGACTATGAGCAGAGGTGGCCAATTGAGTCAAGCAGCCCAACAATTTCTAAGAAAGTAAGTGCTCGATCTGTTTGGAATGTTATTGTCGAAAACGCCCATCACATGGCGGAGCCTGGACTTTTGTTCTGGGATAATATTATTAAAGAAAGTCCAGCAGATTGCTATGCAGAAATGGGTTTTCAGACAATAAGCACAAATCCATGCTCCGAAATTCCATTGTCCGCTTTTGACAGTTGCAGACTTATGCTTTTAAATGCATTTGGATATGTTGAAAAGCCATTTACTAAGAATGCATCTTTTAATTTTGATAAATTTAACGAAGATTCTGAAATCTGTCAGAGACTGATGGACGATCTTGTTGACTTAGAGATTGAATGCATTGATAGAATTCTTGCAAAGATTGAAAGTGATCCAGAGAATAAGGAAACTAAATCTCGTGAAATAAAGCTATGGCACAATATTCGTTTGGCTGCAATAAATGGTCGCCGTACAGGCACTGGGGCGACTGCGATTGGAGATACTCTTGCAGCTCTTGGTCTAGCATATACAAGCGATGAAGGTATAGAAATGACAGAAAAGATCTATAAAAATCTCAAGCTTTCCGCTTATAGAAGCAGTGTAGCTATGGCTAAAGAAATTGGACCATTCCCAATTTGGAATGCAGAATTGGAGAAGAATAATCCATTTATCAATAGAATTAAAGATGAAGATCCAAAACTGTATGCAGAAATGCAGAAATATGGTCGTCGCAATATTGCACTGCTAACAACTGCTCCAGCTGGATCTGTCTCTATTTTAACTCAGACTTCTAGCGGCATCGAGCCTCAGTTCATGATTGAGCCTTACGTCCGTCGCAAGAAAGGCAATCCAGGAGATACTGGCTTCAGATCAGATTTTGTAGATCAGAACGGTGATCACTGGATGGAATTTAAAATTTATCCACCAAAGGTAAAAATGTGGATGGACATTACTGGAGAGACTGATCTAAACAAGAGTCCATGGCGTGGGTCAACAGCATCTGAGCTTGAGTGGCGCAAGAGAGTTTACCTGCAGTCTGTCGCACAGAAGCATCTAGACCACGCAATATCTAGCACTTTAAATCTTCCAAGCGATGTCACTGTTGAGTCTGTTGATGAGATTTATAGAACTGCATGGAAGAGTGGGTGTAAGGGAATTACCATCTATCGTGATGGATGCAGAACTGGAGTTCTCGTCGCAGAAACAAAGAAGAAGGAGGCCAGCGATGAGATTGTACAGACAAAGGCTCCAAAGCGCACGGAAGCACTTCCTTGCGACGTGCACCATTGCAACGTAAAAAACAAACCATATTTTGTGATAGTTGGAAAAATGAAAGACAAGCCATATGAGGTATTTGCAAGTATGAATCAAATATCTGAATCTGAAGAAGACATGCTTATTTCAAAGAATTTCAATGAAGGTACTCTTACAAAGGAAGCCCGAGGTCACTACCGTGCAGATCTCACCGATAAGCATGATAATAAGATGACCATCAAGAAGATTGGAGATAAGTTATCTGAGGAAGAGGCTGCTCTTACTCGAATGATATCCACTGCACTTCGACATGGCGCTGATGTTCAGTTTATTGTACACCAGCTTGAAAAGGTTGAGGGGACAATGCATGGATTCTCTAAGAGTATTTCGCGTGCTCTTAAGAAATATATTGCTGATGGAACCGAAGTGAGTGGAGAGACCTGTGGTTCTTGCAAGACTCAGGAAAAAGCTGCTCTCATTAGACAGGAAGGCTGTATCATCTGCAAGAATTGCGGATGGTCAAAGTGCGGATAAAAGGAGAAGGCTATGGATATTAAATTTCAAATGTTGACTGAAGGCGCAAAGCCTTTGAAGAAAGCAAATCATAATGATTCTGGCTGGGACTTAACGGCGTCATCTGAACCATCTTTTGACATAAGAAGTGTTGCAGGTAAAGAATATATTATGAATATTATTTATGACACTGGAGTAAGAGTAGAGTTTCCAGAGGGTTATTGTGGCTTTGTCTATCCAAGATCAAGTATTAAGAAATATGACCTGTTTTTATCAAACTCAGTTGGCGTTATAGACGAGGGGTACAGGGGTACGATACAAGTCGCATTCCGAACAGTCGTGCCCGTAGAACCAAAGGACGCCGCTTCATTGACCATATATAAGAAAGGGGACAGGATCGCTCAGCTTGTAATTACTAAAAGAGATGATTCCAATATGGTGGAGGGCAATGTCGGGACTGATACTGCTCGATCCACTGGTGGATTTGGTTCATCTGGAACAGCATGATCTTAAATCCCCAAAACATTATTTATGTATATAACTCTGGAGATGAAGATAGCGTAAAACTAGCACAAGAGTACGCTCTCATACGTCAAGTCCCAAGCAGCAATCTGCTTGGGCTTGATGTTTTTACAAAGAGTATTCTTAATAATAGAGCAGAATTTGAAGCACAATTAGAAAATCCAATCAAACAAGCAATTGAAGACTTGGGTGGTTTTGGAAAAACAATATTTAGCTGCGTATTAGGCTATAGAATACCAGCAGGATATTATTCTGAATATGGAGTTATATCTTCTTGTAGTGCAATAGCTGCGATGTATCTGAAAAATAAGGAACCAGTTCATAATCCAGCATATCGTAAAGAGAAAAAAGAAGTATATTCTTATCAGTTTGGAGTCTTGCCAACATGTCAACAAGACATGCCTACATATCCTGCTATGAAAAAGAAAATGGCAGACTTCAGTAAATTTGTTAATAAAATAAATGCTGATGGTTCTTTGTACTTTGACAGATGGAGTTTAAAAGAAACTTTTTCAATTGATTCATATGCAGCAGAGTTAAAAGACTTTGAAATAAATTTGATTCCCAATTATTTTAAAAGATACTATCTGACATCTGAACCAATAGATGATGTTCGAAGTGACTTTGGATACGCAGAAAATGACTCATTCTTTTGGTCTGCGGGTTTAGAGAATTTAACTAAAAGTTATTTTATAAATACTAAAAAAGCAAATAGAATTTTATTCTTTAATGGTGATACAGACTCTTTTAAGAGCTTTAGAAGTGATAACGAATTTGGTCCAGCCATAGCTGCTCTCTATGCTGGGTATGTTGCTGCCGCTGGTATGATGAGTGATTTTATAGCAAATATAGATGTAGATCCATATGCAGTTGACCCATATATATTTAATGCTCAAAACGCTTCTTCTTGTTGGATAAGGCCAGAGCCGTTTTTTAAAAGTCTTAATATTGAAACTACTCTACTTGAGGCAATTTATTTTTCAATGCCATTACTTAATTGTCCAATCACAATTTTTGCTGATCCACTTATAAAAGTTGATTTAAAAGACGCACTTGCAATACCAACTAAAATAAGCGCAAGAGATGGATGGTCAGATATACACCTTAAGTTAAGCGAGATAGGCTCTTTAGCTAGTAACCGTGCCAATGCAGCGTTATCAATTTTATCCAGAGCTGGAACTTATAGTGGAGTAGAAGAGCAGTTGTGGGCATTAAAAAACTTTTCATTTATACAAAGCGGAAACGATAGTACCGCATTAAAATCATTTGCTCAACCAGCAGTATCTGGATGGAAGAAATTTATAGAGCTTGCTTATTTTGAAACCTTAGATGTAGCTGTTCCAAATTTTTTAAGATTTATAAATGAGATTGATTTTAAAATGACAAATGGTTTTATATACTTGAATTTAAATGAAGGTCAAGTAAGAGCTGAAGTGCAGCCAGAAAATATAGAATCTAACGGTTTCTTTTATATAGAAACAAAATTACCATCAACCAATATTGGGACAGGTTATTACAATATACAAATTGAAGTATATGAAAATATTGATGATGACAAACCCGTAATTAAATCTGTATCATATGACGACTTTGATAATTGGCTTGTAGAAGATTTTGATAAGAAATACAGAGCTTTCCCAGCACAAGGATTATTTAGTTCTCTTACTGATAGAAATATAAGATTTATCAATCGTAAAGCAATACCAAATAAAAAGCTTGGAAATTCTGTATGGGTCAAGTTTACGTATATGCTAGACAATGGCAGTAATCTACAGTCATCCTTACAGGAAGTTATGGTGATATCATGATTAAGCCAGGAGAGTATAGATTTATAATAGACAACTTGGATCAGATAGTATATGCGTCTGATCGCATAGCGTATGTCTTTCAAGACTGTAGAGAAATAGCCTCCTCTATTGATGTTCAACCAAATGACTTTAGATACAAACAAATGGTCGCTGGATTTAAGCTTACACAAAAAAGTTACTATGATAGTGCAAATTCATATTCTATATTTTACTTACAATTAATAGTCAATATGACTACTCTGATAAAAAAACAATACGGAATAACATTGGACCAGTTACTTGAAGAACAATATATTGACTTCAGTAGCTTGATTTACAGTAAGTTGCCAGAATTTGCCAAGCTTAATCCAACTGAGCGTCTTGGAACCAAAAGAGCAACATGGGCAGAAATCGATACAAATATAAATGAAATACAGCTCGCTAAATACTCAGGCGTGCGAATGACTTGGGATTTTATAGGCGCAAAAAACGATGATTAAGGAAGATACTTCATCTTGCCTTCGAGTCTCGTCATAACATCAGTGTACTTGTACCAAAGCTCTGGTTCACCATCGAAGGATGTTATCTTGGCTGCTATTAAATGCATGAGTCCAATTGCCAACCTTATGTCCCTAATTGACTCAGTAGCCTTTTGCATGTCAGGATTTTCAAGCATGCGATTTGCTTTTGTAATAAGGACCTTGTCGTTTGGGTAATTTCGTTTCACATCGTTACTTAACTCTTCAATTTGATTTTTAAGAGTAGCTATAAAAGCTTGATTTCTAATATTTTCTTGCTGAAGTGTTTCGTTTTTAGCGACAAAGTGATTTAAAAGTTTTAATGATTGATTAACATTATCTATACTTTTAAAAAGCATGTCATCTGGTGGAGTTGGTTTATCTATTTCGTTCATATATTAAATAGTCATAGTGCTGATATCTTCAGATGGGCAGCTAGTTCTAAACTTGCTATTTAGCCCATCAAGGGCTCCTGGGAGCCAAACTGCAAACGAAGAATAAATTGCATCGTTTATCTTCTTACCTTTTTCTGTTGGTGTCCCAAAAGCTGTGCCTGTATTAGTTCTGTCACCTCTGATATCGTACAAAAGCTCTCTTGCATATGACAAATTTTCTAACAGGTCAACAATTTCTCTAAATGTTGCATCAGATGCCCCCATGTATGGAGTACCTACTCTACCAGCATCTACATACTTTTTAAGCATTTTTAATATTACCTTACCACCACTACTTTTGTTTAGTTCACTGGGGCAATTTACGTCTTTTACTGATTTTTTAAAGTCTTCTTGCATTTCTTTAGAATAATTTTTTACCTTGTAAGGGATATCAAGATCAAGAATTTCTCCAGCAGACTGAAGCCCTTGCAAAAATGGAAGCGTAGAAGTGCCACGGAAAATAGTCTTAAACGCCTCATTTCTTGTTATATCACCTAGTCTTCCAACTAGAGATGATATTGCTTCTTTTTTAATATCAGAATAATTTGCAGACTTAATTATGATCATATTTATCTCCTACTTGTGATTATATATAAAAATTGTAAACTTTTACCTAATTGCTGATTAATGGGGGCAAATGTAGCAAATATGCTTTCTTGTTCAATAAGATTATGGACCTTGTTCATAGCATTTAAAAAAGATGGAGGGAAGTTTCCTTTGAATCCCGATATTTGGTGTGGATGAATTGGAGTGAGTGTAGAAACATCAAACTTTCTACCCCCCTTTACATGGCACATTTGTTCTGGAGTAAGCATCATCTTTGCCAAATTACTCTGACTTCTATTCAGTACCATTTGACTGGTTTCTGCACTAAGCCTTCTTAAACTAATTACTACAGCGTCAATAACTCCAACTATGGCCTCCATGGGAGCTATGTCGTATTGTTGTCTCTTAATTAAGATACTCTCAATTTTTTCTTCTTTTTGAGCTCTTTTTTCTTCTTCAATAATCATACTCATTTCTTGATATTCTTGGAGCAGAAAATTAATAGCAGTATCTGCCACATGTTGCTCTTGTGGAGTTAACATTTCTTGGGTATTTGACTCAAAGGTTGTAAAAAGGTTTCTGAGGAGGTTTTTCATAATAGTAGCAATAAGATAATATAGTTTTCACTATTTTACAGGATAACTCCTATATGTATTCATCGAACAGTATATTCTTTACCCGTAATAGTCAATTACTAAAACAAGCTCAGTCGAGTGGAGCTCCATATTATGTGGACGTAAACGGAAATAAGACGGCGACGCCATCAATAATAGAGTGGGGCGGAAATCGCTATTATTACATGTCAGATGGATACATGTATGCAGAAAAGACAAAACAGAAAATTGAATTTAATCAAAATGTGGCTAGTGCTGTAAAGCAAAGAGAGCAAACAGAAAAATCACAAGCTACTGCACAAAAGACACAAGCGCCAACTCAAAATTCTCAATTTGATAGTGTAAATCAAAGAAGAAGGCAGCTCGGATTGTCTCCATACATGTCACCTCAAGAAATGATGACTGGTGAGCGTAAGGCTAGAATTGAATATGAAAAAGCAATGGCAGCATATGCAAAGAGACATGGAATGGATTCCTCAGAGTTTAAAAAGATTTTCCCAGATCCAATCGCATGGGAAGCTGGACAGAGAGCTTCTCTAAAGAAAGAAAACTTTACTGATACTGAAATATTAGAAGCAATAACTTCTTTCGATCAAGAAAAATTAGATCAAATCGAAAGGTCAGAAGTCGCAAGAGTATTACAAAGTTTTATAAGAAGCATTCCTTCATACAATGCTCGTGGAGGCCAATCATGGGAAGAGTACGTGGCTTTCTTGGAAGACACCGAATTACCACAGCATGCAATTAGAGATCCAAGAATGATTAAATATATTATTAATCAAAAAATGAGAGCTTACCGTAATTCGATGAAGGGCGGAATGGCGTCCGCAGCACGTGAGCGTGGATCATTTGAGGCGTCCATGAAAAGACAAGCTCCACGTCAGCCTCAAGTTCGTCCATTCAATCAATAATTGATAAAAATAATACAATAAAAAAGGCAGGCTTAGCCTGCCTTTTTTACTATCTTTTTATTTAATTTTTATCTATCTTCATATTCTCCAGTAAAGATAAATCTTTTAAGGTCTTTATCATATCTAACCTTAAAGTATCTCTTCTTGCCTTCTGGACTCACATATGGGCCATGAAAGCCTTCAACGCCAGCTGGCTTCTTGTTGGGGAAGAAGTATGTCTTTACAGCAGCTGTAGATGCAGGAGCTGGAGTTGACGGAATTGGAGTGTTCTGTGCTGTAGCTGGTGTGGTAGAAACATTCGCAGAACCACCACCAGCAGCAGAAGAGACACCACCAGTGTCAGGCTTAGGCTTAGATGCTGCGGCATCAGCGCCAGTATCAGGACTGCCTCCAGGAGTTGGAGCAGGAGTTGGAGCAGGAGTTGGCTTTTGTCCCTCTGGCCCAGCACCTAGTGGAACATTTGGTTCATATGGACTGGTTGCAGTAGACTGAGGACCTTGGGCCTTTGGACTGCCTGTATCAGTTGCGGCACCTATACCTGCGCCTGCACCGCCAGAAACTGAAGCTGCGGCACCTGCGCCTGCGCCTGCTGCAGCCTGCATATCTGTTTGAATATCAGCAGCAAGTTGATCAAGATATTTAATTCTTGACTCAAATGAGCCTCTTTGAGAAATTGGAAGAATACTATTAGCTTCATACCAAGATTGATCGATTGGCCCTCCACCTCCGGCGAATTCATCTGCAGCTCGCTCCTTTTGAGAGCCAGTTGTCATTCTTTCTTTCCAGTAATTGATAACTTGCATCTTTTCAGCTGGCTCAAGAGCAGCAAAATACTGTGTTGCAACTCCGATTCTGTCAAGTCTTCCATTTTGGATAAACTCAAGTGCTTTCTTGTTAAACATTGCCTTAGTAGCTGCTTCTTGACGAGCATCTGCAGCAGACTTTTGTGCAAATTTTAATACATTGCCAGTTGATTTGGCAACAATTTTTTGTGTGATTATTTGTGATCTATTTGTCATATGAGCTCCTTATACTCCACCTTTTTCCATCATTTCGTTAAGCATCTTTGAGCTGCCAGTACCAGTCGTGTTGGAAGCGGTTGATTTTGCTTGCTGCTGACCAGTTTGTGTTGGAGTCACAGCCTGTGCTGGTGTAGTTGTTGTTGCAGCTGCAGCTGCAGGAGCTGGGGTAGATCTTGACGATCCACGTATAAGTCCTGCAATTGTGTCAGAATTAACTGGAGGCTGCTGTGCAGCAAGCATCATGTTGTCCATCATTTCATCATCAGCAAGAAGCTGTTGACCCTTTTCAAAAGCTGGGCCAAGACCGCGTTCGCTAAGACGCTGAGTAAATGTGGCAATGCGCTCATCAAGCTTTTCTCTAACAGACTGTATGTTGCTGTCTAGTCTGTCAGATATGCCAGAAAGTCTGCCAGCAACGTCTTGTTCAAAACGAGCTTTTGCTTCTTGAAGAGACTTGAGCATTTCTGGGGTTTCTTTACCACTACTCCACCAATCTCTTGCTGCCTCTATAAGGTTGCTGCGACCAACTAAACTTGCAAGACCACCAATTCCAGCGCCTATCAAACCACTACGAACATATGGGTTTTTAAGTGCTGCACCAACACCTGCCCTAAGAGCACTAGCCAATTGAGCTTTCTTGTTGAGAGTAAATGTTCCATCGTCTTCTGCCTTAATATAGCCTTTTTCAATACCTGAGGCTAGCCATTGTGTTTGCGATATTTTAATCATATCTTTATTCATATTAATACCTCTTTATTATTGTGGAAGATAATCTACGCCCTGAGATGGCAGTGTGTTCTTGGCCTCTGCTGCAGACATTATTGCATTTTGTCTCTTAAGAGTTGGCGAAGGCATCATTGGTTGAGTTTTTTGTATTTGAACTTGCAATTCTGCAATAGTATGCATCATTTCCTGTACAGTTTTGTTCAAAGACTTACTAATACCAAGAATGGGAGATACTGATTGCTGAAGAGCTGCTGCGCCTCTATAAAAATCTTGAGCACGATTTGGATCTTTCAATTCATTATTTGTCTTCATTGCATCAGCTATTGCACCAACACCATAGTAGCCAGCTGCACCTCCTGCAAGACCTGCACCAAACATTTTTGCACGACGAGCCCAATCAGTTGGATTTGGTGTTGGATTTGGTGTTGGATTTGGTGTTGGATTTGGTGTTGGATTAGGATTAGGATTAGGATTTGGTGGTGTTGGATTTGGAAGTATAACTCCACCTGCAGCAGCGCTTCTGCCAACACTATTCAACAAGCCAGCCATGTTGTGATTTCCTCTTCCTGGCATATTTAATTTACCAGTTGCATTATTTTTAAGTCCGAATATCCCACTTCCTGCCGCTGTTTCAACAACACTAAAACCTTGTGGCGCACCTTTGCTTTTATAATCTCCTAATGCCTTTTGCCAAACTGGATCTTTAAGCTTAGCCTGATTTTCGTCAAAAAGATTACCTGCACCAATAACTGGATTGCCACTTGGAGCACCCGTCAATGCTACCTTTATTGTACCATCTTCGTTAGTGTAAAATAGATCACTATTTATTCCAGCGTTAAGCCACTCTGTTGAGCTTAATTTAATCATTGGTTTTGTGCTATTCGCGAGTTTAATTAGTCTTGCCATATCTTTAATTCCTTAAAATGAAGATTTTTATTATTTTAATATTTTACTAACTTTTCCTTTAGCTCTTAATATTATTTTTCTCTGATTCACTTAGTTGACGTATAATGTCAAGCACAGTATTTCCAAGTAGTGCTAAATCTCTATCTAATGAATTAGATATACCTGAAATCTTTCGTCCTATATCAACCATTGCTGCCCCACCCTCTTTGAACTTACTTATGCTCTTCCCTTTTTGTCGCATTATTTCTGGGGAAACAGTATTGTTTGCTCTAAAATGATCTGCTAAAACTTCTGTTGCTTTTGATCCAGCATAGTATCCTCCAGCAGATACAGCTGCTATCCCAAGAAAACGAGCAAGGCTGCGAACCTTCGAGACTGCTCCTGGAGTGCCGGATCCAACATTTTCTGTTTTGCCAGCAAGAATATTATTCTTCTGTTCTTTAGTAATAAGACCCTGACTTACTGCTGTTTGTAAAAACTCTTCTTTATTTGCAACAAGCTTTTTAGCAGCAGCATCAATCTCAGTCTTACTCATTTTTGTGTTGCTTCTGCTCAACAGTAAGGTAGCCATAGCTAAGTCAGGTATTCCAAAATGACTAAAAATTGAACTGGAAGAAGAACTTGGCTTTTCCTTAGAATCACTTGTAGATTCACCAGAAATATGTGGAGCAGACATATGGTAATCCATATGCATCTGAGCTTTTTTATTCAAAAGCCAGCCATTGTTTATCCCTATACGAAACCAATCTTGTGAAGATATCTTAATCAAGGTAGTTTGGTTCCACGTCTCCATGCCTTGCAGCTCCAATAGCGTGGAGTGGTACGATCCTTTGCTGTTTCGCAATGGTGACGGGCCAGGAAGCTCTTCTGGTGCGAAGGCTGATTGCGCTTGATGCTGAGAGTCTTTTCACCCTTTGCCTTAGCGCTGGAACCTCCGTGACCAAAGTTAACTTTCTTTACATTTCCAGACTTAGGGTCTTTGACGTAAACCTTAAATTTCTTGACATCACCCTTCATTATTTTTCCCAGTGGGACTTCTTTGCCGTTGTGCTTTGCGGCTTCTTTTCTCATTTCGTATTTTTCTGAATTAAATTCAAGCATAAAGCAACTCCTAAAAAGAAGAACAGTACGGTTTTTACTCCGTACTGTTCCATACCCCTCTTTGCATTTATTATTATATATTATGAATTGTTATTATTGGGTGAGGGGATGATGTTGGGTGTGTAGTCGATCATAAAGCTGATTGTAATATCATAAAAATGCTTTCTCCAAGTTGCAGAGGTAACCCACTGGTACCTTGGATCATCATTCTTCTTTTTATCAGCAATAATATCATTTATATCCTTCCCTGTCTCTTCGAACTCTTTCATGAGTTCAGCAGTGACTGGTTGGGTTTGAACTCCCTGTGGCGCATCCTTGCGCACAACGAGAACCTGATCGTTCTCTGGACGGTTCGTAATATCAATATCTACAACCCTAATATTAATGAGTGGAAATACTTCAGGGATGTCTTCTCCAAAGACAAGATTCCTAACTTGCGAACGAAATTTATCATGAAGAGTAACTTCTAATACTTTAGCAAGATCAATTCTCCATGATTCAAAGTAAGAGATATCATCTTGTGTTGGATCTTCTGCATTAGCAAGATAACGCAATATCTCTTTGCAGCTTTCAAGATTTTCTGCATCAAACTGGAACTGGGTATTCCACGGCTTTAAGGAGCGCATCTTGCCATCCTTTATATGGAAATCAACATTGACTGCATCTCTAGAAAAATCAGGACGTAACATCTCTTTTAGGATTTCACTTGCAACTAATTGCTTCATTGTTTCCGAAAAAAACTTATTAACGTCTATTGGAGTACTATTCATGTTTTACCTTAAAAGTATTGACTTTATAAATTTTTGTGGTTACAAAAACTTGAATCTGACATTTTTCAGAGATGGTAAGCCATTACCACTCTGTGTATTTTTCGGACCAAACGGTACTGGAAAAAGCACCGTACTCAGTGGAATCCGAATGATTTCTAATCCATATCAGTTTTTTGGAAGAGAAAATGACATGTATTTTAGAAAGATGGTATTCCATGAAGACTATGATCCAACATATTCTGGATTTATGAAAAGTACTCGTGAATTAAAGCTAAATGGAATATTCGTTGATTCTGATGGAAAAGAGTACAGTGTATCATTAGACAATAATGGAATAGTAAGTTCTGAATTACCACGCTATAATTCTGATCAAGAAGGATGGAGTGTTTTTACTGACGCTGATCATCCAATGAACATGAACAAATTTCAATTAAGGAAAGAAGCAAGTGAAAAGTTTTTAGAAATAGCTTCTTATGTTTACGGATTACCACTTACTCTTTCAAAAGAAATAACAACATATGACATGAATGATTCAGCAACATTCTATCAAGATCTTATAATTCAAAAGAACGAAGTTAAAGTACATTTTAAGAGAATGAGTGATGGAGAAAAGAAAATCGCAACATTATTGCGACACATTTGTAACGAATCAGTAATGAATCCAAGCAATATCTACTTGATAGATAACGCAGAAATGCATATTTATTTCAAAAGACATCCTGGACTAGTAAAGAGACTTATATCTGTTTTTCCTGACAAGCAATTCATAACAACTTCTCATAGTGCAAATTTCATTAATGCAGTTGAAAAGAATATTGGAATAAATGGACTTATAGATCTTGAAAAGATACATGGTTTTGATCTTGTTAAATATGATGAATAGGTTTAACCACTGAACGCGAAGCGTTCTGTGCCGAACCGCTTTAGCGGTGAGGACTAATCAAAATGGGTAAGTTGTACTTTTGGATCTCATGTTCGCTCGCATGGCTCGCTCCATGAGTCGATGTTCTTCCTGCGTAAGAACATCGAGGCTCGTTCATGCTTATGGTTTGTTTCCGTTTCTGTTCTCCCAGGGAGCTGGGAGAATGGAGATATTCCCAGCGCGGTCGCCACTTTATATTAATTCTGAAACTCTTTCATATAAAGGACACTCTCCCATCTGTTTTCAGAATCCGTTTCTGTATATTTATTAATAGTATATTAGGTGATTAAAATAATTTTGAAAAATTTGCAAATAACGGAGATTTGCCAGCAAACATTGCAGTGAATATTTTCTGCTGTCCAATAGTTGAGTCAGTTCCGGTTTGACCTTGACGACTCTTCCACCGCGCTTGGATGCGCGCTACCAAAGCAGTTTGGGACTAAATACCGCTGGCCGATTGTGCTTTGTGCCATATCTAACGTATTCAATTATTGTGAACATCCTGCAAGGTGTACACAAATCGTATATCGGACAGAAAGATAAAAAACGTTTTATTAGTAAATATGAACATGAGTCTTTCTTTATATCCAAACGTCGTTAATAAAAATTTGTTTGTCAGTGATGCAGCTCCATCATATGCTGTTCCTGGCGACCAATGGTTTAATACTAATACTGGTTTGCTCTTAATGTTTATAAGAGATGACGCTGGAGTTGGATACTGGGTCGAGACAGGCGCTTCCATCACTGGAGGTGCTTAACTTATGTTTAATTTCCCAGACCCATCAAAACAAACTCAATTTACTTTGGGAACGCGAACTTGGAATTGGAATGGTTCATATTGGGAGATAGTAAAACAAACGGTTGTGTCAAGTGGAATTTCATACTTTCAGCAGGATGATGCTCCAACGACTGCTAAACTTGGAGATAGATGGCTTAATACTCAAAACCTTACGGAATATGTATATGTTCAAATTGCAGCAGATCCAGATGCTTATCAGTGGCTTGATTTAGTCGGTGACTATCCAGGTGACACTTTGTTAGGAGAATAAATGGCAACAGCAGTTAAACCTATTGGCTTTCCAAGAAATCCTGTCAATGGTCAGCAATATACTTTTAAAGGCAAAAAATGGGTATATAATACCAATGTTCCTGGGTGGGAAGCTCTTCAGGTCACTGATGTAAAGACAATTAAAAAAGACACTACTACTGCACAAGTAATATTTGGAAATGATGATTCTATTGGTAGTACATCTTTTGCTTTAGGCAGCAATCTTTCAATGAACGCTGCTACCAAAACTATATCAGTCTCTGGAGGTACTGGAAGTGGACTGAATGCTGATTTGGTGCAGTCAGTAAACGGTTCTCGTTTTGTTGAAAATCTTAAGTCTGGAATATTGTGGGGTGGATCGATTTCCATAAATGGGTCTAACAGCGCAAAATTTGATATTGCTGCAGGTTCTGGAATAATTGTTACAACAACTGGTGGAGGTAGTGCTGGCACTGCAAATCCAGTGACAAGCGTAAAAACAGTTTCGTGGTCTCAGCAGACTTCAATTACAGTAAATAATATTTCTTCTTACGATACAACTTGGATTTATATTGATTCAAATGGAATTGTTCAACAGCAAAACGGAGCATTTACTGATGATAATTACAAAAATTATATTATCATAGGAGCACTTGTTCATCCTAGCCGTTCCAACATAGCATTTGTTTCTAATTTTCCGACTGTAGTCTACAATACTCTCAATCAGTATGACGAGTTCATAAGAAAACTTGGTCCTGCAAAAATATCGGGACATCGAATCTCTGCAAACGGCGCAAACCTTAGACTTGACAGAAGTGCTGGTGTTTCATATTTAATTGGTGGAAATTATACTTCAGACTCTTCTCATCCAAATGTGAAAAGTGAAGCCGGAGCTTCTTCTGTTACAATATACAGATACGCTTCTGATGGAGCTGGTGGCTATACTATATCCCCAAATGCAAATATAAATCCATCAGCTTACGATAACGGCTCTGGTGTCTTACAGGCAGTGGGGTCAACACAGTGGTCTGTTCAAAGAATTTTTTATTTTCCTGGGAAAACAAATGTTCTCGCAGTTTATTATGGAGTTTCATATTATAATTCTTTAACTGAAGCTTCTGCTGGTTTGTCATCGGAAACATTCACAGAATCTCCTGACACAAAAGATAAAGCTATATTTTGTGGATGGCTTATTGTTCGTGGTGGCGGCACGCAACTTAATAGCACATCTGATGCAAAGTTTGTGCAAGGCAGCGTATTTAGAGAAATTGTATCTGGATCTTCTGGTGGAGGATCTATATCTTATATATCAGAGCTTCTTGACGTAGAGACTTCAGCTCCATCAGTTGGGCAAGCGCTGATCTGGGATGGTTCCAATTGGGTAAACCAAAGAGCTATACAGTATATTTCAGAATTAGATGATGTTCAAACTTCATCTCCTTCCCTTGGTCAGTTTCTTGTTTGGAACGGATCTAATTGGGTAAATCAAACTCTTACTGGAAAAATATCGTATGTTGCTTCAACAACAGCTCCAAGCGTATCTTTATATAATCCAGGAGACAGATGGTATAATACCTCAACAGGCATAGAATATACACTTATAAATGATGGTGACGATCTTTATTGGGTTAATATCTACATAAGCCCTAATGAAGATTATATACTTGCAGAGCTTACTCGTTTTATGAAATACGTAAGCTCTGATAGCGCTCCTTCCACATCTAGTTACAAAAATGGTGATAAGTGGTTTAATACGACCAATGGTCAAGAATACACATTAATTGACGATGGAAGTAGTAAACAATGGGTAAATTTAAATACTAATTTTATTGCTCACGTTCATCCAATTTATGAAATAGTATTCCCTACTCACTTGGTAATTCATCCTTCATATGATGTAGAGCTATCAGATTATTATATAGGTGTTAACTATGCTGGGATTTGCACTATAACATTACCTGCAGGCAAAGAAGGTTTGATATTTGTTATTAAAGATGAATCTGGCCATGCAAGTTATGCTCATAGGTACATTCAGATTCAAGGAAGTGCAGGAGAACTTATAGATGACAATTCCTATGTAGTCATTAATTTAGATTACGGGTCATTAACTTTTATTTACAGAAATGGCTGGAGAATAATATGAGCTTTTTATTAAAATTGCTTTTTTTTAAAAAAATTAGATATTACTAAGTAAAAATGTATATATGTCTTGGCTTGAAATAACTTAATTGTAGGATTTGATATAATTTATTATAAATATTAATTAATATGCCAACAATAAATTTTCCATCATCTCCTTATTCTGGCGATACTTACACTTTTAACGGTCGGACTTGGATTTGGAATGGCTACGCCTGGGACATTGCAAGCGCAACCTCTGGCGGCGGTTCGTTTCCAGCTCAATATTTGACGCAGTTAGGGGATGTAGACATTTATGACCCATATGTTGGACAGGCACTTGTCTACGATGGTACTCAATGGGTAAATGAGAGTGTAGTAAATTCAGTAAATAATGCTACTGGTGATATTATAGCACTATCTGACTACCCTACTCCTTATTCTGGAGTTACATTTGACGCCAATCTCGGAACTATATCTAATCTTTCTGAAATTTATGGTAATGATGGTGTGACTGCAACATTGACAGTGAATGGAAATCTTGTTGTTACTGGAAATATATCAGCTCCTACTCCTGGTACAACTATTACTGGTAATACTATTGATACAAGTCCTGACAATATTGATGCAGGAACTTATGCCTAAACTCAATATTAAAATAAACATACCTTTATAGACAGGCTCCATTATGTCAACTAATCCCACGATTCAATTTAAGAGAAAAACAAGCGCATCTGGAGCCCCAGGAACTCTACTTTCTGGCGAGCCAGCTTTTAATACCTTTGACAATTTCCTTTATGTAGGTAATACGTCTGCTGTCAAGTGGGTTGGTGCAGAAATATTGAATAGTGGTACAACTGCTTTTACAAGTGATACAACTCTTGCTACTCGTAAAGCTATCGGTGATAATTTCTTATTACAAACAAGTACTACAAGTCTTACTCTGAATAGCGGCGCTCAATTGCGCTTCACTGAAACAGGTGGTGGTACGGACTATATTGCTCTGAAGGCTCCAAGCGCTGTTTCTACTGGTAACGTAATCTATACACTTCCTGGAGCCTATCCTGGTTCTTCTGGATATGTGCTTCAGGCAGATACTTCTGGAAATCTATCGTGGTCGGCTCCATCATCTTCTGCAAACGTTAGTATTACTGCTACTAGTGCTAGCTCTAGTTACAATCTTATATTTACAGACGCAAGTGCAACTAATACTTCTGCATCTCTTTGGATGGATACTGGGCAAAACATCCAATATAATCCAAATACAGATTTGTTAACACTTGGTGGAGATATTGCCGTTAACGGCGGTGACATTACTTCTACTGCAACTACATTTAATCTGTTAAATACTACCGTAACTGGTTTAAATCTAGGAGGAGCTGCAGCAACGATAAATCTTGGCGCAACTGCTACTGGCATGCAAATGACTCTTGGCGGCGCGATGAATATTGTGACAGATGCGGCATCCAACACTTCATCAATAGGCAATGTTACAAACGTAAGTTCTTATTCTAGAACCGCAAGTTATCCATATTTGCAGTTATCTGGAAGTCAAAGCGCTAGTGCAAGTTCTGGAGACAGTGCATTTGTCAGAATTCAAGGTTCTGGTTCTGGAATTGGTCAGCCTAACTACGTCTATATGCTGCCGAATACCTCAGTCACTGGAAATGTAGAAATAGGTGGCGCTATTAGCGGTAACGTTTTGAAAATAAGAGGTACTGCTGGCGGTGTTACAAACTTGATTGGTGATGTGACCACTGGTACAGTGAATCTATTTAATGGAGTCACAACGGGTCTTGTCAATATTGCAAATGGTGGTGCGTCTACTATAGAAATAGGCGGAACTCTTCGTAGCGCTCAGACGACCGTTAACGTTTTTAATACAACCACAACTGGTATAAACGCATTCGGTGTTGCTGATACTATTGTGATGGGTTCTGCGAACGGCACTGCTACAATAAGGAATGCAGGAGTCAATATAAACGGCACTCTTACTGTTACAGGAAATTCTACATTCCAAAGCAATATTCTAGCTAACGGTGGCACCATTACAAGTACTGCTACTACATTTAACTTACTCAATACTACGGTTACTAATGCTAACGTACTGGGTGCTGCAAATACCATCAATCTTGGTTCTTCAGTTGCAACAATAAATCTTGGTACTGGCACTACTGGCGCTAACGTATACGTCAAAGGTAATTTGTTTGTTCAGGGTGCAACAACAACTATCAGTTCTACTACAGTTTCAATTGCTGATCTCAACGTTGTTCTTGCTGATGGCCAGTCCACTACCGCTGGCGTTAATGGTGCTGGAATTACACTTGGATCAACAGGTATTACTTGGCAATATAATAACACTGGAAACAACTGGGAGTCTACAGAAAATATTAATATTGCTTCTGGCAAGACATTCAAAATTAATAATAGTACTGTTTTGTCTTCATCTGCTCTTGGATCGTCAATTACTTCTGCATCTGGTCTTGTACAGGTTGGAACAATCGGACTTGGTACATGGCAAGGTACTACCATAGGTGTTGCTTACGGTGGTACTGGCTTAACTACCTATACAACAGGTGCAATTGTTTACGCAACTGCTGCAACAACACTTGCAAATCTTGCTCCGGTATCAACCTCTGGAGCTGTTCTATCGAGCACTGGGCTCAACTCTAACCCAGAGTATAAGACAATAACACTTTCTTATGGAACAGTAACTTCTGCTTCCAATAGCTTAAGCCTCACCATACAGAATGCAGCGGCAGATGGTACTACAAAGGGTGTGGCAACATTTAACTCAACTCAGTTTGATGATGCTTCTGGTGTGATCACTCTTGATACTATTGACGGCGGAACATACGCCTAATATTGGCAAGGTTTTTTCGATAATAGGGTAGCGTTGCTATCCTATTATCATTTTCCGATAATTTTATTAAGGAGACAATCATGGAAGAAAATATAAAATATTATGAAAATAGCTTAATACCTATTCTTAAAAAGAAGCTGTATGATTCACAAACACTTATACCAGAGCTTGAAGCAAATATTATTTTTTTAAGAAATAGAGTTTCTGAATTAGAGGCAGAAAATTCTAAATTAAAGTCTGCCTATCCAAACTCTGACACATATGAATGAGGAAATCTATGCAAGAATTAGTAAAATTTTATGAAACTGCAGTTATACCTTATCTCAAAAATAAGTATGGTGAGCAATCGGTTTTAATGGCAGAATTAGAGGCAACATTGATATTTAATCAAAATAAGATTAATGAACTTGAAGAAAAAGTTAGAAAATTAGAAAATATAAGTAATTCTAAAGTTTGTACATCTAATAATGTAGAATCTGACATTCCAAAGAAAATACCTAGAAATAAAAAGACTTAACATTAAATGGCTACTAATCCAACGATTAAACCAAAAAGAGGTACCTCAGCGCCTGGCGTTGGATCTATATCACAAAATGAATTAGCGGTAAATACTTCCGGTAAGTCGATTTATATTGGTGCAGCAGACGGTTCTGGCATACTTGTTGGATCTGCGCCTCAAGGCTCAAATTCTCAAGTTCAATATAATAATAGTGGCTCATTTGCTGGCTCTGGGAATTTTACATTTGATGGTTCTGGAATAAACGTAAATGGCATTATTTCTTCAGGCTTAGGCATCTCTACAAGTGCTACTACATTTAATATAGTCACAAATACTGCGTCTACCATTAATATAGGTACAACTTCTGGCAGCACTATTTTAATAGGAAACTCCGCTGGTACTGCCACAATCAATAATGCTGCAACAAACATAAACGGCACTCTTACTGTTACTGGAGCTACTACGCTTCAAGGAACTCTTGCCGTTAACGGCAATACAGTTTCAAGTAGTCAAACAACGTTCAACTTGCTCAACACAACTATTACCAATGCTAACGTACTTGGTGCGGCTGATACTATTGTGATGGGCTCTGCAAACGGCACCGCTACTATAAGAAATGCTGGTACAAATATAAATGGCACACTCACTGTAACTGGTGCTACTACGCTACAGGGAGCTATGTCTGTATCCACTACTATTTCTAGTGGATCAACTACATTCAACTTGCTCAACACAACAGTAACAAATGCCAACGTACTTGGTGCTGCCAATACTATTGTAATTGGCGGAACAGGCGGTAATGCTACAGTAAGAAATGCTGCAACAAATCTCAATGGAACTCTTACCGTTACTGGTGTATCTACGTTGCAAGGCAACGTGAACATGAACGGCACTCTTACCGTTACTGGTGTATCTAATTTTGTTGGAGTTTTGACTGCTAACACCATTACCACAACTAGTTTCCTTGCTGCCACAAATGGAGGAGATGAGGGCGGAGAAATATTATTAGGAAAAGCTGTAACGAATACCACTTTAAGTGGAAGTGGCGTTACTATTGATGTTTACCAGAATAGACTAAGATTCTTTGAACAGGGTGGCGCTGCTAGGGGTTATTACCTTGATATCTCTAATGGAGGGGGAGGTGTCTCCACTCAAATAGGAGGCTCCGCAACTGCTGCTGGTTCAAATACTCAAGTTCAATATAATAATAGTGGTGCTTTTGCTGGATCTGGTAACTTTACATTTGATGGTTCTGGAATCAACGTAAATGGTATTATTTCTTCAGGCTTAGGCATCTCTACAAGTGCTACTACATTTAATATAGCCACCAATACTGCATCTACTATTAACATAGGTACTACATCTGGAAGTGCAATAAATATAGGCAATACTGGCGGAACTACTACAATAAGGAATGCTGGTACAAGCATAAATGGTACACTGACCGTTACTGGTGCGACTGTCGTCCAAGGAGCACTTTCTACTAACAGTACTCTTTCTGTTACTGGTACATCTACTCTTATTGGTGACGTTACTGCAGGCGGTGACATTGCAGTGAACGGTGGTGACATTACTTCCACTGCAACTACGTTTAACTTACTTAATGCCACCGTTACCAATGCAAATGTACTTGGTGCTGCAAATACAATTGTTATTGGTGGCACTGGTGGAACTGCAACTATCAGAAATGCTGGTACAAACATAAACGGCACTCTCACAGTGACTGGCGCAAGTACGTTGCAAGGTAACGTGAACATGAACGGTACTCTTACCGTTACTGGTGCCACAACGCTAAATAACAATCTCACAGTTACAGGCGCCAGTACATTGCAAGGAAACACAAATCTTAACGGCACCCTTACTGTTACTGGCGTATCTGTATATCAGGGTGCTGGCTCATTTAACAGTACACTCACCGTTACTGGTGCCACAACGCTAAATAACAATCTCACAGTGACTGGCGCAAGTACGTTGCAAGGTAACGTGAACATGAACGGTACTCTTACCGTTACTGGTGCCACAACGCTAAATAACAATCTCACAGTGACAGGTGCTACAACTCTGCAAGGGAACTCAAATCTAAACGGCAATCTTACTGTCACTGGCGCTACAACGCTGCAGGGTACAATGTCTGTTTCCACTACTATTTCCAGTGGATCTACTACATTTAACTTATTAAATACAACTGTCACGAATGCTAATGTGCTTGGTGCAGGCGATACTATAATAATAGGTTCATCAACTGCTGGCGGTAGTACTACAATTCGTAATGCTGGCACAAGCATAAACGGAACACTTACTGTCACTGGCGCAACAACTTTGCAAGGTGCTGCCACACTTCAGGGTAACGTAAGTCTAAATGGCAATCTTACTGTAACTGGAGCTACTACACTTCAAAGTACCCTTGCGGTCGGTGGAAATACTATTTCTAGCAGTCAAACTACATTTAATCTATTAAATACTACAGTAACAAATGCAAACGTGCTTGGCGCTGCTGATACTGTAGTCCTAGGTTCTGCAAATGCTGGCAGCACCTCCACTATAAGAAGTGCAAGAACAGTCTTGAATGGTCAGCTTTCTGTTACTGGCACTACAACAATCGGAGGATTTTTATCTGTCGGTTCAACCGTATCAAGTGGCTCATCGACTATTAGTTTATTTAACACTACAGTCACAAGCGCTAACGTACTTGGTGCTGCTCAGCAAATCAGTTTGGGAACAGTTGGCAATAGTAGCTACATAAATCTAAAAACTAATTCATTATATCTTGGAGATGGAGTAAGTAGCGTATCTGTATATGTGCAGCCTATAGGAGGTGTTGGCAGTGGAAACAATCTTACGCTTGCTCCTACTGGCAGCTTGATTATAGCTCCTATTGTTGGTGTTGGTACTGGTGGCTCAACTCCAAGATTTGTAATGAATAATACTGATGCTGCAAGTGGTTCATCTACATTCTCTGGCGGTGACTTATATCTAGCAAGCAAGACTGATGACACTCCATTTACGTCTGCAGTAGATCTCGTATTTAGTTATACTTCTGCTACTATCAGAACTACTTCTACTGGTGTAACTGCTAACATATTCAATACAAATGCTACAACCGTAAATGCATTTGGCGCAGGAACAAGTATTGTCATTGGTGCCTCTACTGGTAACTCAACAATTAGAAACGCTGCCACAAACATAAATGGTAATCTTACTGTAACTGGAGCTACTACACTTCAAAGTACCCTTGCGGTCGGTGGAAATACTATTTCTAGCGCTCAGACTACGTTTAATTTACTCAACACAACTGTTACCAATGCGAATATACTTGGAGCTGCAGATACAATTGTAATAGGTTCTGCAAATAATTCAACTACAATTAGAAATGCTGCCACAAACATAAACGGGACTTTTACAGTAACTGGTGCTACAACGCTACAGAGCAATCTTGCGGTTGGCGGAAACACCATTTCTAGTAGCCAGACTACGTTTAATTTGCTCAACACAACTATTACTAATGCTAATGTGCTTGGTGCTGCTGACACATTTGTGATTGGCTCTGCGAATGGTACTGCTACTATCAGAAATGCTGGCACAAACATAAATGGAACACTTACCGTTACTGGAAACTCTACATTCCAAAGTAATATACTTGCTAACGGTGGCACTATTACATCTAGTGCGACTACATTCAATCTTCTTAATACAACTGTTACGAATGCCAACGTACTTGGCGCTGCAAATACAATAAACTTTGGAAATGCAAGCACTGGACAGGTAGTAAACATGTTTAATGCTTCTACCTCGTCTTCTACTTATAATATAGCTACTGGCGCTACAGTGTCTGGGCAGACAAAGACGGTTAATATAGGAACGAGTGGTATTACAGGTGCTGTTGTTAATATTAATATAGGATCTGTTCTTAGTACTGCTACAAGCACGACAACTATTAATAATAAAGCAAATTTTAACAGCTCCATAAATATGCTGTCTAATTTTTCTTCTATAAATAGCACTGGTTCTTATGGTTACTTTTTTCAAAGTGTTCCTTCAATTTACATAGGCAATGCAACAACTAACGGTCAGGTTACAATAGGTGCTTATGCATCTGGGTTTGAAAGTCAGGGAACTGTTGCGTTTTTTAAGGACACTTTAGCAAGTGGTAATCAAACCCTAGCATTTACTTCCTATATTGGAGACGGCGATGAAGCAAATGTGCATTGGTATGGCAGTGGCGCTTTGTCTATTGCATCTGAGTTGTATATCCCAATAAATATTGGAGCTGGTGCTTCAGTAATTACAATAGGCGACTATATTGGTAGTTACAATTCGACTACCTTGGTTATTGATGATCAATCTCAAGCTGTAAGCACTAATGGATTGTTTAAGCCTAACGGTTCACTCGCGTTATCGTATGACGCGGGTAGCACTGTTCGTTTTTATGAAGGTGCATTAAACGGGATAAATTATGTTGCACTTTCTTGCCCAGCTTCCATTACTGCAGACGTAACATGGACATTGCCAGCATCCGATGGATCTGCCAATCAAGTTTTAAAAACAAACGGTTCAGGCCAGCTAGGTTGGGCAACTGCTGGTGGCGGGTCTGCAGCAGGTTCTGATACACAAGTTCAATTTAATGACGGTGGAACTTCATTTGGTGGAGACACTGGTCTAACATATACAAAAACTTCTGATACTCTATCCATAGGAACTACTTCTTCACCTGGTATCATAAATATGAGGGGGCAGGGAGAGGTGCGCTTTAACGATGCAGACTCTTCAAATTATGTATCATTTAAGTCTGGGGCAACGGTAACTTCTAATATAACTTGGACTCTGCCGACAATAGATGGTGCAGGCGGTCAGGTCCTTGCCACTGATGGTGCAGGAACTTTGAGTTGGGCAACTGCAGGACCTGCAGTTGAATTGGCACTGTTTAATTTAGGTATTATATAAAATAGGAGATTCATTTTATGGCAACAACAGCTCAGTATACAGCACAGCCTTTAGTCGAATGCACTACAACAGTCAGTGCTGGTTCTACAACAATATCAACTGCTTTATCTACATCTGCTGCTAACGGTGTTGGTAAAAGAATCATTCGTGTTTACTCTACCGTTACGGGCACTAACACTGCAGGAAAATTAAGTTTGTATTTAACAGCAAGTTCAAATGATTTTTTAATTGCTGAACGTGCAGTAGCTGCAAATACTGTAAGCACAACTGCTGCTGCTCTTCGTGTTGAATTTCCCGAAGCAATTGGTCTTGTCCTTCCTGGAGGAAATACAACTTCATTAAAACTTGTCAATGGCGTAAACGTAACTGTTCATAATACTGTGGAGAGTGGCTTACTGTGAATCCTAGTTTTTTTGCATTTCCGCAACAAACTAATTTACACCAGCTTGGAATAAGAACATATGACAGTAGTGGTGTCTATGAAATTATGCCAGGCACTAAGGGACTGTATATTTTCGCAGTATCTGGTGGCGGAGGTGGTGGAGGTGGTGGAAGAAGGCCAACCAGCGGAAACTGTAATGGTGGAGGTGGCGGTGCCGGTGGAGCCTCGGGATTGTGGTATTTTCGTGTAGAAGAAATCGGTGGAATTGGTTCTTCTCTTTTTATAGTTATAGGTGCTGGCGGAACTGCAGGCTCCGCAGGATCGGCTGACGGTACTAGCGGTGGATCTGGGGGTCAAGCAGGTAGTACTAGAATTTATTCTTTGGGTAGAGGACAAACTGTACAAACCTATGCTAATGCAAGAGCATCACTTATTTCCCTTTTTAATGATCAACTTACTGGAGCAGGCGGCGGCGGCACATCGGCCGCACTTGGGGGAGGTGGTAATGGTTATTTTAGCGAAATTTATGGAGCTAGTGGTAGTCTTGGATCAAACGGACAAACATCTGGTGCAAGCATAGTTGTTACTACTATCAACAATTCTGGTGGAGCTGGTGGTGGTGGACATAATAGCGGAACACCCACTTTAGGTGGATTAATATATATTTCAGCAGCAACAAGCATTCCACAAACGATTGCTTTAGATGACGCAAAAAACACCGCAGTATATCAAGGCGGTGGTGCAAACAACGGAGTGCAACCACCAAATAGTAGTAAACAGATATTTGGACTTTTTTCACCGGGATTTGGTGGTGCTGGCGGTGCAAGTGGAACAAGTCAAGCAGCAACAAACGGTGGAAATGGATATAGAGGATCGGGTGGAGGTGGTGGTGGTGGATCTGCTAACGGATTTGCCGCTGGTGCGGGTGGCACTGGTGGAAATGGTTTTGTAGCAATAAAAGCAGTATTTTCATAAAGGAGATATATTATGAGATGGGCAATCGTAAATTTTGAAACAAATACGGTAGAGAATGTAATAATTTGGGATGGTAATGCTTATATGTTTCCATATCCAATTGAAAGTTTAATCCAATTAAATGAAGATGAAAGATGCGGACCAGGCTATAAACACGATCCAAATGCTGAGATTCGTTTTTTTGAAGATAGTACTTCTCCAGAGATTGTATAATGAATAATGGGTTTTATAATTTTCCTTCCAAGATAACTGATACTGCTGGAGATATAGTTACATTTGATACCAGTTCTGTTTATCGCATTCCTAATGATGCCAAAATGTTGGCATTTCTTGTAATTGGTGGCGGTGGTGGTGGTGGTGCCGGATCGCAGACCGCATCTGGTGTGTCCGCATATGGTCCCAGCGGTGGTGCAGGTGGTGGTGCTGTAAGTCACCTTATGCTTGCTTCCGATTTTGGTGGTCCCGGAACCGTTCTTTATATTGCTATTGGTGCTGGTGGCATTGCTGGAACTCCTGGTGGCGCATCTTCTACTGGTGGCACTGGTGGCGCGGGCGGTAATACAACAATTTCTGTCGCTGGATTGCCAGGTACATTTATTACTGCGTTGGGTGGCGGTGGCGGTACTGGTGGTGCTATAACCACCGGAACTAGCGCAGCAGATCCTATTCATTTTGGCACATACAGTATTGCAGTTTCAACTTTAAGTACATCTGCAGTTTTAGGAGCAAGCTATAATCCACAAAATTACTCGGGGGGGTCCTCAAATAGTAGTGCTGCTAGCAGTGTGCGATATGGCGATCCTGGCAATTGTTTAGGCGGAGGTGGTGGTGGTGGCATGGGTACAGCAACTGCATACGCTGGTGGTGGTATAATTTTAGCAACAGGGACATCCGGTGATACGCAATCTGGTCTTCAAACGCCATACAGTAGTAGTAATACTTTTTTAAATGGAGGTGCAGCTACTGGTGCGGTAGGTGAGTCTGCCAGCTTTCAGCGACCAAATCCATTTGGATTATTATTTTGGTGTGGTTCAGGTGGTGCGGGTGGTGGAAGCAATTTGTCTGGTGTTGGCGGTGCTGGCGGTACAGGCATACGCGGAGGTGGAGGTGGAGGTGGGGGTTCCAGTCTAAACGGAAGTTCTGCGGGTGCAGGTGGTGTGGGCGGAAATGGTTTTGTAGCAATAATGGTTTATAGATAAGGAATATTATGAATAATGGATTTTTTGGTTTTCCTAGCGCAGCTTCTTCAACTTTTTTAGATATTAAAGAATTTGATACGAGTAGTTATTATTCTGTTCCAAAGAATGCCAATTCATTATTGATTTTTGCTGTTGGAGGTGGCGGTGGTGGTGGTAGTGGTAGACGAGGAGCAACATCCGCAAACGCTGGTGGCGGCGGCGGCGGCGGCGGTGGTTCTTTAATTTATCTTCGTTATATTTTAGACGACGTTATTATTCCAGGTTCTCAATTAAATATTGTTATTGGAGCTGGAGGTTCTGGTGGTCAACTAGTTATTGCAGACAACACAAAC